GTATCAAGATGGCGTGTTTCTGCCAGAGAAGGGGATGTCGAGCCTAGAGAAAGTCGCCCGAGAACAAAAGGCCGAAGAAACGTTCCTGGCGTTGCTAGGTCGATATGAGGCTGCCGGACGTAATGTAAGCGAGAAATCATCCTCCCCGACATACGCGCCGAAAGCATTTTGCAAGGAACGTGACGCCAACGGCTTTCGCAAGGAAGAACTCCTTGCCGCAATGCTTCGCCTATTCGAAACGCAGCGCATTCACATCGAGCAGTACGGCCGCCCGTCCCGCCCGTACTCCCGGATAAGAGAGGGAAGAAAAGAAGGACATGAAGAAAATAACCAAGGCTAAGGGCAAGCGCCAAACGCTTCAGCGTGCAGGCGTGCAGCCCGAGCGTGCCTGCCGGGGGTATATAGGGGGTGGCCGCCACGGGGGTTGCACGGGGTTACACGGGGGTTGCACGCATGTTGCACGCTAGGTCGCACGCTATCAGAACAAAAGGAGATTTTATGCGGGGTGAAGGGCGCACACGCCCCATAGATAAGGCGCTTGCGGCTTTTAATGCGTCCTTGCCTCGCCGCGGACGTGTGATGACCCAATGCCGACGCTGTTTGGTTGCGCATCAGGTGGCGACAACGACCGAAATACGTGAATGGTGTTACGTCGGCACGGAGCGCCAGCACTGGCATTTCACGAATATTCGGAGAGCGCTGCGTCAGCTTGGAGCCAAACAGATTGGTCGAGCGACTGGGATGGGACGACCAGGAATTTGGGTCTGGAAGCCCAAAGCATGATTGACGAACATGCGATATTCTCGCTCAACCACTTGAATGTGTTAGTGTTATTATGTGCAGGCGTGCAGCTGGACAACGCTGGGGAACGGAATTCCGGGACTATGGGAGGGTTTGATGGGCATGAAAGACGTTAGAGGCCGAGCCAAGCGCGAGATTGCTTCAATCTGGCGGTCAGACAGCAAAGCCGCCGGCCAATTGGAGTAAAACCGACGGCCTTGCCTTGTCGCCCCAACCGACGCCCGTGGAATTCCGCAGTTCCAGGCATCGTTCAGGACTGTCGAACCCGGCGGCAAAGAGCGGCTCCCTTCACCTTCGCGTCCCGAGCGGGACGCCCCAAGTCCGACCGAGGAAGGATAGCACAACATGCTGGCGGGCATCGACCAGCAAAAGGCCCCAACGGCTGGGAGCGCATTGGGGCCAAGTAGTCACCGTTGTACGGAGTAGTCACTGCTGAGGGTGAATAAACACCACAGGCAAGCGCGATGATCGCAGTCCCTTGTGAACATTGCGCGACGGCCCAATGAAAATTGGCCAAAAATAGGCCCCGACCGGGTGAAACGGCCGGGGCCAAGGCACAAGGGATTCGTCGGACTTACGTCACGACAGGCAGCACACTGATGGACCTCCGTGGAAACAGCGCGACACCATTTCGGCCGAGGTCGGCAAATAATGGGGCACCTTTTTGAAGGACGAACTCAGCGAGCCCTGGTTACGTTTGCAGCCGTGAGTGCCAATCGAAGCTAACGGGAAAGCATCAGGAAAACTCCCAATGACTGAATACGAGACTCAACGCTGCAGCGTTTGTGGCCGTCGATTTATCAGGCGCGCTGAACCGATTTGCTCAATTGCCTGCGCTGAGAAGGCCAAAGCACAGTCCGCGGTGAGAAGCGGGGATAACGATTAGCCGAAAGATACGTGAAGCCTTTCATTCCGGCCGCAAATCAGATTCTAAAATGGGGATGACAGATTTCATTCAAGAACTACGCCATCACTGCCGAAATCCCCGCTGCCGAATGAAGCTCAAGCAACCGGTCGGTGTTGCTAGGGCCTTCTGTTGCCGCGGCTGTCACTCCAGCTTCTATCGCAACCGATGTCTGGTCTGCGAAGGGCCGATGGAGCGCAAGACCGAGAACCAGCTCATTTGTGGCAAACGTCGATGCCGCAACGGTTTGGAGGCCAGTCAAAACAGAACTGGCTACCTAGGGCCATCCGGGGTCATTCACCCCCTCACAAACCCGCATAAAATGGGCACTGAAATGGCCCCTCAGAAGCGACCGACCTGCCTCTTTGCCAATGCGCCGTTAAACATCCTCGGTGGTGGCTCCTTCCGCTGGCCAAATACACCGCGGCTTGAGCCTGGGTTGCTTGAGAGGATTCGGACGCTGGAGATTGGGCCGCTATCGCCATTGCCGGTCGCGCTCGATGAGGCCGCTGAATGAAGCCCCCTGATAAAGCCTCGCGTGCGCGTTCTTATATATAAATAGGAGGGTACTATGACTTTATCACACATACTTGGTACCGCCGCATGCCGTTAAGCGCGGCACGGCGCCGTCAGAACCGGGCGCAGAGGCGATTTAAGACCCTAAATTGCTACCGATGCGGCGAAACCTTCAAGGCTGTTCGAAAGACTGCCCGGTTTTGCTCTGAAACCTGTCGTCAGCCGCTCTCGCCGTTGGCTGCGGATAAGCGTGTACGCCACTACTTCAAGCGTCACCGGCTGGTCGAGTCGGACTATCTGCCGCAAACCCTTGCCGAATTGCTGCGTGCAATGGGCCTGACTGCCAGGGATGGTCGCATGCTGGAAGAAATTTGTGGCGAATATTACTTCCCCGCCCGCTACGCCCAATCCAGGCCGAAGCCGTTTCCTTCTGGGCAGGCTTCGCCCGCCTGGGCCTCGACGTGGAATAATTTAGGGTTTCCCGAGGACTCACTCAATTTAAGGATTCAAGCAAAATGAACGGCTTTGACTTTGGCATTTTGATAAATGCGCTTCGGGCCACCATACCGACCAGGAAGCTCGGCGAATTTGATGAACTGATGTATCGGGGCGCGATGTCGTCGGAAGCATCTGACGCCTTACGTTGGGCGCTCGGTGTTGACCGCGCTCGTGCTCAATTGCGGAAGTTCGAAGTCATCAACGGCGGCAACGCTGCCTGAATTAATCAATGCCATTAACAGGAGTTTTTATGTCAAACTGGGCCAAAGCCCTGTCGTCACGCCCGACAAGTGTCACGACCACTTCAACCGCCAATCCGACGAAGTCTGGATCGCAGACCTATCAATTGCGGGTCATTACCAGCTCTGCATCGAATCTCGGCATCTTTGATAGCAGCAGCACCAGCGTAGGGGCCGTAGTGCCGGTAGCCGCTAATGTGCAGGCGGAATTCTATACGGTTACGCCAGGAAGTTGGTATTTGCCGGGTGCCGGTATGTCGGTTACGGAGATGGCATAAATGAGCGAGCTTGAAGAAGCCACCTACGGGCAAGAGGGCGTCGAGAAATCCTTAGGCTACGTCCCGGCTGTCGTGGACATGCCGCAAGAGCAGCTGTCGCAAGGCGATATCTCTGACACTGAAATCGAACGTCGGATGGGGGCTCATGAGATTGCCCAAGGACGCGACCAGCGTGAGGTTGAGCGCGAAGCCCGTGCGGTCGATAGCGTTGTCGAGGTTCGTGGGACCGATGGCAAGCCTCGACCGGAGAACGAAACGCTGAGCATTGAGGAAGCGTCACACCTCGTAACCGGTGCAAGAAATCAACAACAGAACACCGCCGAAGTTGATGAGCGGGCCGCTCTTGCTGCTGAGATTGATGCGGCGAGGCTGGGCGTTCCCGCCGAGCAGCCGGTACAGCAACCGCCGCAACAGCAGCACGTTGATGAATTGCTCCGCATCCCCCCAGAGCAGCTGAACGAAGCGCAACGCGATGTGATGCGGCAGCATATCGCCCAGCTCGAGGCCCAAACCGACGCGACCGTCGCGGACATGCTTCAAAACAACCCGCGCATGCTATCGGCCGTGCAGGAGCATGTGCAACAAGCAACCGCACAAGCCACCCAACAAGCTCGTGCACAGGAGCAGGCATACGCGAATGCCGTCCACCAAAATGCCCAGACTACGCTCGCGGCATGGTTGGCAATGACGCCCGAAGTGGCCTCCTGTCAGAATTGGGAGCAGGCAGTCGGGGCGCTTCGAAGTCTTAATCAAACAAACCCGAATCGAGTGCAGCAAATACTAAACGACTGGCAGCGAGTTCAGCCCATGATTGAACACTCACGCAAGGTCCAGCAAGTCCAGCAGCAACAGCACGAACAAAATCTTCGCCAATTCGTGGCCAATCATGAAGCTCAATTTCAGCAAGCCGCACGGCAGTGCGATGATGCGTATCACAAATGGTCGCGCAGTCAGGGCGTTTCGTAGGCTGAACAAGAGGAAATCAGGCAGGAAGTATTGAGCGAATTTGCTCGGCAGGGTTGGTCGAAGGAACAAGTAGCGCAAGAATATAATCGGAATCCGGCCATGCGCAGTTACGCCGGTCAAGTCCAGCTGCATCAAGCAGCGGCCTATCGGCTACAACAGCGCAAGATGGCGGACGTGAGACGTAACAAGCTCGACCGCAAACCGCCCGTCACGGTGCGGCCCGGGTCACCAATGGAGCGGGCGAGTGAGCGGGACTATCGCATTCACAGCCTCAACAAAGGCGGCGGACCGTTAAGCGCGAAGGAGGCCGCTGCACTGGTCATCGCCCAACGCGCTGCAAGGAGATAATCATGGAAGAGCCCAGGATTCAGGAAATATTCGATAGTTTCCAGAAGTACGATTCCGATGACGTCTTCGAGAAATTTCTTAGCGGCGAGTTCTTTCGTTATGGACCGGCAGAGCGCGTTGCAGTCCTCACCGGCTGGGATAAGAAAATGGAAATGGAAATACAGCCATCGAGGGCGACTGCGGCCCTGATTGAGAAGAAGCGCCGCCTGGACGACATGCACGCCCTCCTCGTTCGGGGCGGCCGATGAATCTGGCGGTAGTGCTGGAAGAGGCGGAGCGGAAAAACCAAGAGAAATTGACAGCGCGGATTAGCTGCCCTGCACTCGAACTAACGCCTGAGGCCCGCAACCGCTTCAGTTACTTTGCGCACTGGTGCCGGGACCGTGGCGTTCGAGCCCTCCCAGCCATGCCTGCAACGATTGCGGTGTTCATCAAGAATGAACATCAGGCTGGCATAAGCGGAGAGAATATCTGGAAAAGCGTGCAGGCAATCGAGCTTGCGCATTCCCAGGACGTCAACCTGGCAAATCCGGTCGCAACGGCAGTAGTCCGCCAAGCACTCGCAGAGGTGTATGCCGTCAAGGCCCCACGGTCGTGGAGCAGCGCGGAGCATTTAATTTTCTATAGTCTACCTATCGAGCTGCGTGACGTAGTTAAAAGACACGCAGATTTAACCTCACTAGAACTCCGGCGGCTGCACAACAAGGTCGCCGATTTATCCAAAAAGGAGAATTTGAAATGCCTACCCGTAAATCAATCAACCGTGGTTTCTACGGATTCGAAACCGACGACGCCGAGTTCTTGAAGCCCGACAACACCGATGTCTTTGCGACCGACGGCTTTTCGCAGCACGGCTACAACAAGAAATTCGATGATGTTGCTGGCGACACCAACTATAGCGGCGCCGGCGACGACAGTTTCAAGCAGGATTGGAGAGCATCTGGCGAAGTAGCGAGCGATAACGCTGCGTTCCTGAAGCCCAGCAGTGTTGGCGATGCTGATTACGCCCACACCAATCTCGGCACCATGGTCGATGACCTTGACGGTATGGGCTCTGGCTCGCCGATTCTTGGCGGCGGCGGTCCGCTGCGTCAGGACAAAGGCATCGGCGCTGGTTCTCCCCGCCATGCCCCGAAGAACACCCCGGCTCGCGCTCAGTCGAATTGGAGCAAGCGCCGATGAGCTTGGCCAAGCGCAAGGCCGCAAAGTGGAGCGTTGCTGATGCCATTGAAGCATTAGAGACGCTCCTCGACGCCCAACTCTCGCCCGCTGAAACGCGGACAGTGGTGCGCATCGCATCGACCATTGCCGAGACCGCGCTTGAGAAGCGGGTCACCGCGGCAAAGCAAAGCAGAGACGGTGCGGGCCTGCCAATCGAAGCACTGGCCCGGGATATCATCGGTCCTCCGACGACCCGGTCGCCATGTCAATGCGAGTGGGTCCTGAGCCAACGAGATGTATAACGTCCCGATTTTAGGCTGGGACGAGCTCGACCCCGCAATTGCATGGCGCGATAGGACGGTCATTGCGGCCGTCCCTGGCGGTGTTCTCGGCGACCCAAGCCAATGGGCAGAAGAAAAAGCTGAGCGCGAAGCCTGCGCTCGGGAGATTGAATATAAAGAGCAGCTACGCCATCAGGGCGTGGCAATTTTAGATGATTATCGAAAGGAAGATACTTATGGCGAAAGTGAAATATGGTGAATATAGCTGCGCAACGTTAAAGCCGACTTGGGACGTTCCCAAGCGTAAGGGCGACAAGAATGGCTACGTACGCGGCGCTATCGGCATCGACGGTTTGTTAGACGCAGACGGCGACCAGTTCATGCGGACTTTTGACCCAGCCGCCGACAAGTTCAATTACGGGCCGACCTACCATGGCGGTGTCCGGCGCGATGGCAGCATGGCCGTCCTAACAAATGCATCGAAAGACCCCGGCTTGATTACAAACGCCGAGGACAATGGCACGTCGGACGGCTGGCGAGGTGTGGATGAGTAAAGAATTTGGCAGACCATTTAAACCGGGCGAAGGCGGTCGTCCGAAAGGTTGCCGCAACAAAATCGGTCAAAAGTTCTTGGAGGACCTCGCGGCCGAATGGGAAGCTTCCGGCCCTGGTTGTCTCAAGATTATGGCCAAGGAAGACCCGTCCGGGCTTGTGAAAGTCATGGCAGCACTATTGCCCAAGGAATTTGAAATTACTCAAACAAAACTTATGCAGCTGCCTGACGAGGAACTTGATGAGCTTAGAGACGAACTCCGACGTCAAATTGACCAAAGACGAAAGTTACTTGGCGGCGCTGGACGCGGAGAGGGCTCGGCGTTCCACTGAGAACCGGCTGCAATACTATAAGCCGTACGCCAAACAAAAAGAATTCCACGATGCAGGGAAGACAGCGCGGGAGCGGCTATTCATGGCCGCTAACCGCGTTGGCAAAACCTTGTGTGGTGCTGCTGAGATGGCATTTCATCTGACGGGTTTGTACCCGGAGTGGTGGGATGGACGCCGCTTCGATAAGCCGGTTCGCGCTTGGGCTGCAGGCGTGACCGGCGAATCCGTTCGGGACGTTGTGCAAGAAAAGCTAATCGGTCCTCCGATGAGGAAGTCGGATTGGGGGACTGGCCTCGTACCGAAGCATTTGCTTGGCGAGGTTTCGATAGCTCGCGGCATTGCCGACCTTATCGACAGCGTTTCAATCAAACACATCAGCGGCGGCAATTCGGATTTGCAATTCAAGAGCTATGCCGCTGGTCGTGAAAAATGGCAGGGCGTCGGCCTAGAGGTCGTCTGGATGGACGAAGAAAGCCCCGCCGACTTGTATTTCGAGGCCCTGACCAGAACCAACGAAACTCGCGGCATTGTCTACACCACGTTCACGCCAATCCTTGGCTGGTCAGAGGTTGTCCGCCGATTCCTAACTGGTGAAACATGAAAGTCGCCAAACACCCTGACCGCGCTGTTATCATTGCCAGCATTGATGACGCGGAGCATTTCACCAAAGAACAGAAAGACCAAATCATTGCGAGCTATCCAGCGCATGAGCGTGAAGCCCGCGTTAAGGGCAATCCTGTATTGGGTTCAGGTCGTGTGTTCCCAGTTGCCGAAGAAAAGATAGCAATATCCCATCGGACATTCCCGCCGCACTTTGCAAGGCTTGGCGGACTTGACTTCGGTTGGACACATGCATGCGCGGCCGTTGAAATTGTTCACGACCGGGACGCCGATGTTGTTTATGTCGTGAAGTGTCACAGACTGAAAGAATCGTCCGTCATCCAGCATGCGGCAACACTGCGGGGCTGGGGCGATATCAAGTTTGCGTGGCCCAAGGATGGTCTACGCGGAACATTGGAGGGAGCTGGCGTGCCGCTTGCCGAACAATTCAGGCGGGAAGGATTGAACATTCTGCCAGAACACGCAGCATTCGCGGACGGCAGCGTTAGCGTCGAAGCTGGCGTCATGGAAATGCTGACCCGAATGGAGAGTGGTCGCTTCAAGGTGTTCGACCACCTGCATGACTGGTTCTCGGAATTCCGGCTATTCCACCGGCTCGATGGCAAGATTGTCCCCGAGTATGACGATTTACTGGCAGCAACACGCTATGCAGTCGTGATGCTTCGGTTCGCCACGACAAAATCATTCAATGACCGATGGCGACGACCGATTGAATATGAAAAGAGCCATGTCGTATGAACGATGTCCACAAAATAGTTGTTGAAGTTGCTCGCCCACGACCGCCGCATTTCCATGGCCGAATCGAGGTTGGCTATTACGTTGTTGTCGAGGGCAGCGTCGTTCTAACGGACGAGCAAGGAAGGCCAATTGGCGAGAGGGTTCGCATCGGCAACGGGGACCCCCGGGGGATTGCTTGCTCAATGCTTAGACGACGGCGCAAAGGTTCATTTACGACGGATTTCGATTCACCGATTTCATACCGGAGAAGCAAGTATCTGTGATGGCCAAGAACGAGAGAGCTTACGAGCGCCGAGAGACCAAGTTCTACGAACGCAACCCCCGGTCTCGCTGCGCCATTTGCGGAAAATTTTATCTCGTCAGGGCCAAAGGTTGGACCTGCTCCCGACCGTGCGCTGAGAAGTTCGCTGAAATAAGCAAGGAAGAACACTGAGTTTAGGCAGTCATTACCAAACTGCCCGAACGGCAAGGGACCGAGCTTGCGTTGGCGGCTCCGCCCTTGCCGATAAATTTGCCACGCTCGAACCTAGGCCGCTCAGGCGTGGCAATAATGCCGGGCTACTCTCCCCTGGCAAGGGCCGCGCTCTGGCCGGATGTACGCCGGGCGCGGCCTCAATTAAATTTCGCGAATGCAAGCTGGGCCTGTTAGCCGCCTGGGAAACGCTCAACAAACAGATACGGCGTCGGTCCCCCCGTGTGTGGCCCCGGCGTCCTGATTGATTGCGGCACTCTGCCAGGGCCACAGGCACGAACGGGGCAGCTTCCAACCCGTTCGACCAATCGTTATAACTCAGTGACTCGTGTGTAGTTCCGCGCCATCGCCCTGTGTGGCCCCGGCCTTCGGGGGGTGAGGGGGGCGAGCCGGGGCCACAGGCGGGGCCGGAAGAACGCAACACACCGGCCTGCCTTATTACACCAACTCAGGGGATTGCCCGCCGT